TTGCCCAATATTTAAATCATAAGTATCACTATCATAATTATAATCATCTTTTTGATTTTCTGATGGGGTATTTGATTTGTAAGATGTCCAGGTGTCTGAGTCTGTAGCGTAAACTAATTCCGTTTCTCCAGAATCAGAAGTGTCACCATCAGCGTTATGGTCAAAAGTATAAGTACCGTCTGCGTTTTGATTTATTGCTTTAGGGTTTGATGTTTTAATTGCTGGATATAAAACATGTTCTACTCCAGAAGCATCTTTCCATGTGATCTTAACATAGTTAACGTAGTCTTGTGGTAAAACCATCTGTAAAGAAGCTGGTATTTCTATTTCTTGTGCTTTAGTTGATTTAAAAGTATCAAAAGACAATTCTTGTAAAGCTCTCTGCGCGTGAAAAGCAACGTCAGTTCTTTTTATTTTACTAATTACTTTGTCTTCACCTACATAAGCAATAATAAATTGATTTATAATATGTTCTAGTGATGTGAACTGGTATGTTCCAAAACTTGATCCACCATAATAACTTGATTGTGTAGTTCCGTCTAATAATCCCATTTATTTATTGTTTTTCTTGTTGAATATCATTTACTTCTTTTTGTCCAGCTGCTTGAGTTAAAAATTGATCTTTCATAGATACGCCAGCAAGTTGTAATATCTTTATAACTAAATTAGCTTCTTCTGAAAGATGTAATTCAAAATCTTGTAAATCACTAGCACTAGCATTGTATAAGGCTTTATAAGTATCGCTAACAGTATATGTCCATTTTACAGTTGCAGGTTTTTTAATGTAATGACAGTTTAATGTTGAAGTTGAGTAAGCAGGCGAGGAAGATGTAGGATATAACAATATTTGTGTTCCATTTTTCCTAACATAAACAGGTCTTGTGGCGTTTGGTGCGTATAAAGCTGTTTGATTCATTAACTCAATCTCACTAGGCTCAACTCTTTCTACTTTTATACTGTTACTTCCGTTGTTATAAAAAACAGTACCTAATCTATAAACATCTGTTGGTAAAGTAGCTGTCATTCCAGAAACACCCGACATATCAACATGGTTTTTTTCAAATGGAGCAGTTTTTTCATCTAAAACACTTAATATGTCAGAATAATCTTCATTATTACCAGGTATTCTTTTAAACTGACTAGTATCGTAAAAATATTGCTCAAAAATATCCATTTGAGCGTGGTTGGCAAATAAGTTAAACTCCTGTGGAGTTATATATCCTCTTTGCTCTTTGTTAGCTATCGCTAAGACTTTTTGATATACTGTATCTATACTTATTTCTGCCATATTTCTTTTTATTGTAGTTTGCAATCGCCCCGAAGAGCGATTGCTCCTACAGTTTGATTATTTTAATTGTTTTTCTATATTTGAATAAATTTCCATACCTTCATCAGTTTTAAACCAAGCGGCTAAAGCTGAATATGGATGTTCATCAAATGGGACATTCATCAACTTCCTGTCATTACTACCCCAGCTGAATGTTCTTTGATCTGAAGATAGTTTTAATATCCCCATTTCAGTTGCTCTAATACCAAAGTTTCTAAGCATAACATTTTCATCTTTTACTAAATCTAAGAATAATTTAGGACTTCTCTTAGCATATAATAGTAAATCACGTTTAAGTTCCTTAGAACTCATCTTAGATACTTCAGAACCAATTTCAACTCTCATGATTGCTTCAGCCATATCAATATCTAGAGCTTGAGCTGCGTTTAAAGCATTAATTTCCATTTCAAGAACTTCAATCTCACTAACCGCTTCTTGAACCGGTTTGTGCTCAGCAAATAAAGAATCTCTATGTGGATGGTATAAAGATAATAACTTTTGTAAAACTGTTTTATTTTTAGGTACATGAAGACTACCATTTTTAAAAATAATATGTTCTAATCTTTGATCTCCCATCATTTCATCTACAAAAACTGTTTTTTGATTAGAAGTATGTTTTAATTCTCTTTCATACCCTTTTTCTTCATCAAAATAATAAATATTAGAAGTTCTTATAGAGTAACTTAATGGAGTTTTATTTCCAAGTAAATAATATTGTCTATCTTTTATTTCCCAAACATCTTTTTTTGTTTTAGGTTTTTCAATTGGTTTTGGAATTTCCGCAACCTGTACTACTGTTTCTACATGTTCATCACCAGGATCTCCTTGGTATGAATCTTTTGTTTTTGTTTTTTTTGCCATAATATAATATAATATAAGTTAATAAAAAAAGAGGGACAAACAGGGCATTTGCGTGCGTGGTTCGCCCCTCTTCAGTAATTTAAGTGCTTATTTCAATAACATAAAGTTATTTCCACCTTGCACTACTAAACATCTTTCTGATAAGTAATTTACTGTCATTGCATCTAAATCAGATGTAACAGCTCCAACAGAACCAGTGATCCAAGATTTTAATTTTCTTGATTCAGTTTGTGAAGCTCTATATCTAACATGTAAGAAAGGGCGTTTTAAATTTTTACCCAACCCTTGGTCGTAAACCGAAGATACACCAGCAGGAACAACAACTCCTCTAACAGCGTTAACTGTATCGTTTAATGCTCCACGAGTACCTTTATCATTTAGATATTTCCAGTCAGATTTATAGAAGTCATAAGAACCTCTTCTGAAACCAGAGAAACCTAAATTTAATGCCATATCCTCTGAATTGTTGAATACACCGTATGATGTACCACCAGCACCGTAAGAATTCATTGAAGCTAGCATGTCATCCATTGCAAGAGCAGTAGATCTATCAACAAATAACATGTTTTCTTCAATAGCTCCGTTTTCATCAAACTTAGCTAATATAGCGTCAAATTCAGCTAAATCAGTAGAAGCATTAACACCAGTTACACCAGTACTAACATGACCTCTAGTTTCAATAGCTGAAAATAAACCTTCAGTACCAGGACCTCCAGCACCAGAACCATCACCTAAACCACCAGTAGCGTCGTCAATCGTAGATGTAGAAGCAGCTCTTTCAGCTTCAATACATGCCATTTCTAAATAGTCACTAAAACGAGTTCTTGTTTCACCCTCAGCTTTTAAGTACCAATAATAACCATTCTGTCCATCTTCACCACTTACTTCAACCCAACCAATTTGAGCAGCATCAGATCCTGAGATTTGATACATATCTTTTAATATGATTGGTTTGTTAGCGATTGATTTGAAAGATGGTTTGTTTGCGCTAGCTCTTCCTGAAGTACCTTTAGCGCGTTCAGAACCGTAAACTAAAACTCTTAAAGTTTCAGTACCAGTTCCTGGAGTACCTAAAGAACCAGCACTTAAAGCAGCTTGATCATAAGGTAAAACTGTAATTTGATTTGCTACAGCTTCAGTAACACTTACATAACCTTTTACAGTTTTTGAAGCACTAGTAACTAACACTGTATCACCTAATCTAATACCATGTGTATCAGAAGCTACATCATTTCCGTCAATGTCATTTTCTATCTCAATGATACCTGAAGATACCCATTTAGCAGTATAAGCTAAATGCAATCTACCTTGCTCAGACCAAACGACTTGGTCAGCACTCATTGCTTCTTCTGCACCTACTTGTGCTAAGAAACCAGATACAGATCTATTTCCGTATACTTCAGCTTCTTTTTCCATTAGGTCTGGAAGATATTGTTGTTGCCAGCCGTTGTTTCCACCGTCTGACGTAAAGTCGATGTAGTTTGAAATCAGCGTCGATTTAACCGGAGACGCAGCCATACCCATCGTACTTGGACTTGTAATTGCCATTTTTTTTAATTTTTAAATTTATTATTTGTTTTTAATTTTAAACTTAAAGTTAGGAGAATCATCATTAAGCACTCTTACTTTTGGTCCGCTAGTATTATCGTTTGAAAACGATTGTCTAGGATCCATATTTATATTTTTGGCTTTAGCAACACTATCTTTTAAAGCGTCTGCTTTACCTTGTTCATAAAAGTGTCCAGCAATAGCATCGGGATTCATGGCTGTAAATAAAGACTTGTGATAACCTTTAGCGTCATTAAGAGCTAAATTTTTATCTAAAAACTTTTTAGTAAAATTATTTAAATCACTTTGTGTTTGCTTTACCTCCTTTGCATCTTTAACATTAAACCTATATTTTTTATCTCCGACGTTATATTCAAAACCTTTGAACTTATCGTTAAAAAGACTATTAGTCTTTTGTGTAAAAATATCAGTATTTGTTTTTGCTATTTTTTGAGTTTCTTCCGACTCTTTGTTGTATCTATTAAAGAAATCCATAGCCTTTTTTTGTTCAGGGGTCAACTTTGACCCAGCTTTGATTTCTTCATAGTATTTAGACTTTTGCCCGTCTAGATGGCTTTTAGCGTTGGCAACTTGCTCTTTTAACGCTATCTTTTTCTTTTTAACATCTCTCTCATCATCAACTTCCTCGTCATACGAGAAATCGTCTTCGATTAAGAAATCAATTTCATCACTAGTTAAATGTGATTTTGTATTTTTGTAGTATTCTTTTAATAAAGCCTTGTCATCATAATTTGTAAAATCTTGATTTAGCTTTACGTAATCTTCTAAAGTACCACCAGTGTCTTCCATAAAATCTACAACTTTTTGTAAATTTTCAGGGATAGTTTTACCAGTTTCTGCTTTTTCTATTTTAGCATCTAACAACTCTTCAGTTAAAGCCTCTGCTTCTTCTTTAACTTCTTCCTCAGTTATTTCTTCTAATACTGGTGCTTCTTCTTGTGTTTGTTCTTCCGGTTGTACTTCTTCTTGTTTTTCTGTGGTAGAGGCATTTTCATCGACTCCAGCCACTCCCTTGTCGTCAGGGTTATCTTTTTTAGTTTCATCTTTTTTTGGTTTTGGTGGTTTACTTAAATCTACTTTTAAAACGCCATCATCACTAGCGCTTTCAAATTTTGGTTCTTCAACTGTTTTTACAGTTGGTTGTGTAGTTTCTTCAACTACTTCTTCTAGTTTTTCTTCCATAATATAATATAATAATAGTTAATAATTGTTATCTAGGATCAAAGGAATCTAAATTAAAACCTCCACCTAGTACATCATTACCTGATGACTCAAAGTTTTTAGGTGGTTTTTGATTATTTCTTTGATCAATCATCTCACTTTGTTGAGTTGCTTGAATTTTTGTTCTTTCGTCTTTACGATCTTCCTTTACTTTATCTTTAGTGTTTACGGAATCAACATCCATTTGTTTTAACTGCATGTTCATTTGAAATTCCATTTGCATTAATTCTTTTTTATAGGCAACTTCTTGAGCTAGTTTTTGAGATTCTAACTGCGCTTTCATCTGTTCTAATTGCCCTTGAGATTGTGATTTAGCCTGTTCTTTCTGCATATCCGCTTGCGCTGCTGCTTGAGCAGATTGTTGATTTGCTTGTGCTTGATCTTGTATATTTTTCTCTTGAATAGCTTGATCTCTTTCTAGTTTCTTTGTTCTACGTATTTTTAAAAGCTGATTAGCAAGTTTTATGTTTTTAATTTCCCTAAGATCTATAGCATCTGCAAGTTCAATCATTTGTTGTTGTAACGCCATTTGAATATTATTCTCTAACATTGCTTTCTCTTCCTCATCTGGCATTAATTCTATAAATATTCCAAAGTCATAAAGATGTAATTCTTTTAAATCTTCTAATGTTCCAACGTTATGAGCCCCGATAGCTTGAATAAAAGCATCTTTTGTTGGAGAGTATTCTAATATATCAGATATTCTAAGTGATAAACATTCTGCAGTTTCAGCTGTTAAAAATAACCCAGCTTGCAGTATGTGTCTTGTTGCTGTATTTGAATTTGCTGCGGCAAGTTTTTGAACACCTACTAATGCATTTTTATCTGGCATACTACCATCTCTTGCTTCATTCAGTCCGGTGGTATCTCTTATCATTTGTAAGTAATAATTATATGTACCAATTAAGCTTTGCATTTTCTGCCCACCAGATCCTGATTGTATCTCCTGAATAGGTACTTTGCCCGGATTTTGATCCCCATCAGAAGTAAAACTTCTCCCAATAATAGATCCTGTTTGGAAAAACATGTTTAAAGCTTCTTGTGGATTGTAGTTTGTTCCATTACCTAAATCTATTTCAGCAAGACCATCAGCATCTAAATAAATACCATCTGGTACTAAGCGTGATAATACCTGCTGTAGTTTTAAGTGAGTAAGTTGGATCATATCAGCAAAGCCTGTTATACGTTTTACTAAAGATTCAATTCTACCTTTATACATTCTAGGTGCTACAATAGCGTAATTCATTTTAACCTTATTGTAATCACTTTTAGAACGCGTCATATTTTTAGCCATCTCCCACTTAAGTAACTTATCTGTACCAAGAATAACAGCTCCATTATACAATACCTCTATCTTGTTTTCTAATCTTTCAAATTCACCATTTAAATTTTTTGGTGGATTAAATTTATCTGTTTTTTCAATAGCTTTTTTAGCACCGCTACTCGTTTCTTTTATTTTATAAACTTCGTTTTTGTAAGTTTTATAATTAAAATATAAAACTTGTACTTTATTACCATCTTCTTCTTTTAAATTAGAACCTGTTTTGTTGTAATTCTTTTGATGGAAATTTTTATTTTTTATAATATCCTCTAATTCCTCTGTTGTTAAATTAGGGAATTGCTTTACAAGTTCATTGATAGGTATTGTTTTGACTTCACCAACATAGTATATATCGTCAAAATAAGGAGATTCAGTGTACGAGTATACAAGGTCAACAGGATCAACATACTTTATAGTAACACCTTCAGACGTGTTAAAATCTGTTTTAACAGCACCTATACCAAGAACTGTAAGATCGTAAAAAAATCGTTTTTTAATTAATTCATACTTATTACCATCCATTAAAACATTTATAGCTTGTTCTTCTGCTAACTCAACCCCTTGTTTGTAAGTTAGTTGCATGTGTAAGTCTAGCTCTTCTTTTGTTTCTGGTAAATCTTCTGATTTATTTTTTCTAAGATCAACACTAGTCACTTCGGCTGCTCTTCTATTAAAAGCATCAAACCTCATATCAGAAAGTATATTATTCATATACTCTGTTCTTTTCTCTACACCGTAAGGATCTTGAGAATATGCTTTTATATCAAAAGTTCTTTCAGCTATACCGTTTACTACAATATCTACAAATTTAGGTATAATAGGGACCGGCTTCCAATCTAAATTAAGATAGGACAAATCACCGTTTATAGATAATTCATCCTTATATTTTTGTATTGGTTGTTCTCCTCTAGCGTATAATCTTAACTTATGAAAATTATTATGATTAGTACGGTACTTATTTGAACCACTATCCACGTTGAACCACTCTTGTTCAATAGCTTTAGCAACTTTCAAACCATACTCCATAGACATTTTTTCGTCATCACTAACGACTTGACTTGGAAAGTAACTATTTATAACAGACTCTGCCATATTATTCTTTGATTAATTTAGATATATTACCTTTATTTTGATACTTGGCAATATTTATATTTAGTTTTGGTTTTTCTACCTTAGCGTTTGGTGCGTACAAATGTCTATTGTTAGCCATAATAGCTAAACCAGAACTAATAGACGCATCATGCTTTGTTCTTTTATTTATATCGAATCTAGACCAGTCATTTAATAATTCATTAAAATAACAGTCTCCAAACGTCCCATCTTGTTTTATACCAACGTGCGCTTGGATATACATTTCAATTGCTGCTGCATGGGCTTGTTTTATATCTTCACTTGAATTTGGTATCCCACCAACTTCTTTTTCAGCTACAGATAGTTTGGTCCATATTTTATCAGGGCGATTCATACTAAACCCTCTATATCCTCTTCTTCTGAAATAATACAATAGACGAGGTTTATTATTCTCTGCAA